CGAACTTAAGAGTTTTTCTACACAAGCAAGCAAACATGTCGTCGAGTCTCTACGATTCTGCCTCGGAGCCGTTGACTGCCGTTGTCGTCGAGCGACCGTCCCCCGGTGTTGCCCAAGTGATTGCCGACGTGCCTTCCCTGCTGCAAACTGCCATTGACGTTTGCCTCCGCAGCGGGCTTCACCGCGGGTCGTGCGATGTCGTCGTAACCGTGGGACCCCAGTGCGTGCGTCAGGTCTTCTCTGCCCAGCGCGTACCAGGGCGCACGCCCCCCCACATTGCGACGCCTCACGCCCGTGCAGCTGCCTTCCGCCTGGATGGGAACACTGAGGCCGAGAAGCTGGCCAGCCTTAGGGCGTATGATGAGCCGCGGCCAAAGCCACGCGGGTACAAAACCCCTTTTTACCGGTCTTCAGCGCGCCTCAATGAGTTGGCCGAGGCCATCGGTAGGATGCGCAACCCGTCCGTCCGCATATCCCAGTACCAGCTCCCCAGTGCCATGTCGTTCGGTGGTGGTCCCACGACACCTGAACGTCCGCTCCGTGCCCCGCTGCTCGCCGCCATCGATGCGACCCAGCGTCGTCACCCGAACATCGGGTACGCACAGCGAGTTGGTGGAGCCGCCGAACTAGGTGACTACACAACCCACGATCCGGACAGTCTTCACCCGCGTTTTCTCAACTACGTCAAGGAGCGCATCACATCGGTCGATGAACGGACCACACGTGCCATGGACACCGCGGTTGACCTTCAGACCACCGTGTGGCGGGACCAGGGGATTAGTGTTGACGCAAGGCCCCTCTCCGATGCCGAGCCGGCTGTGCTCTCCACCATGGTGAACCGCGGGTCACCTGGCGAGTACCGGATGTTCGGCGTTACCGACCGGCGCGACCCCCGCCTCGTTAAGCTGATGTCAGACTCGATCCTACGTTACGGAGCCGCCGGGCGCAGAGTCGCAGCCGGGAAACGCCCCCCCCCCTGGGTCGCCACGACCATCCAACCCACGCTCACTTTCGGCAAGGAAGAGCCCAAGGCCGCCAAGCTCGAGAACGGTGTCAGAGTACCGCCCGTGCCGCGCTTCATCTTCAACCTGAGCCCCGCGAACTACGGGCCTGCCGCTTTCCTACACTCCGACCTGTCCCATGAACTTCAGGAGAAGGACTTCACCCATGGTCCCGGTTTCGGGCCCGGGCGGGGGCGATCCGGCAAGTTTCTGGACATAGTCAACCGCAGTTTCGGAGCGGGTGTTTCTGTGCCCGGTGACGAGCGCCTGGTTATGTCCGATATCGACAAGTGGGACGGTAACGTGCGTGAGGCGCTGGGGTACCCCACTTACGATGCACTGGAGAGCGCCGTCAACAAGTCTCACCTTCCCGCCGATGAAGCAGCGGCGAGGAGCCTTCTCTCGGGGGTCGCGCGCCGGCAGCTCATGGAGAAGCTTGTCGAACATCCTAGCGGGTACCTGCTGGACATGTACGGGTCGATGCCTAGTGGCTCGTATTACACGTCGCTCGTCAACACCAATGCGAACAACCTGCTCATCCTCGGTCATATCGTGGATCGTGCCGCCAATGAGACGGAGTACACGTGCGCTGGTGCTGCGGAAGTCCTCCGACACAATTTGAAGGGACGCCTCGCTTCTTATGGTGACAATCAACTGTTCTCCGAATACCTGTTCAAGATCCTCGGTATGCGCTACGACCCCGCTAAGCACGCTGAGTACCTCGCCCGCTATGGTATGAAGCTCAAGATCGACGAGACGGAAGTCACCGACAGTATCGCCCGCGTTAGGTTTTGCTCTCGTGCCGTGGTCATGACGCCGCACGGACCGCTCATAACACGGACCCACTCATCCATAGCTGCGAAACTGGCTGCACGGCCCGAACACGACCCCGTGGTGGACAAGTTGTACGTGCGAGCTCTCATGGCTGATACGATGGGCACCGACCCGCTCCTTTTTGAAATCATGTCGCGCGTGGACCGCTCGATTGACGTTCCGATCTCCCTTGAGACCATTACTCCAAGGGTGAAGCCCGTGCTCGCTAGTGCCGCGAAAACCCTGTTTGGCTCCGATGCTGATGAGTACATGCTGTCTGTGTTGCACGACCTATCTACGACGATCATTGACCGGCGCGCCCTTCTTTCGCTGCACACGCCCGCGGGGGCTGCGACAAAGAGGGAGATGCGCACCGGGACATCACTCGGCGTGGGCGTGAGTTTGTTCGGCGGTCCGTTGACGCCGGCTGCAACGTGGGCGCTATCCCTTACACCTGATGCATGGGTAGCCTACCTGACAGAGACAGGCCAACTCGAGGTCATGTACGACAAGAGCGACTAGTTTGCTAGTTTAGTGTTCCTTTCTACGGCGGAGCCAGTCCCCCTCGTAGCGAGAAATATTTTTAA